GCGTCTTCCATCTTCGGCTTCGAGGCCTCGCCCTTCGGCGAAGCGATCGGAGCCTTGCCAGTCTTGACCTCGGACATGCTCGGCGGACCGCCGGCGGCAGGAGGCGGCGGGCCGTCCGGAGGCGCCTCGGGCTTGGGCTTGGTGGCGTCTTCGAGGGTCTGGGTGTTCATCGGCACGAAGTGATGATCGCCGTCCGGACCCAGATCCTTCATGCCTTCGAGGCGGCGGCATTCGTTTATGGTCATTACGCCGAGGTTCATCATCGTCGAGTAGTAGCTCGCACGCTGCATCGAGTTCGCGCGAAGCAGCCCGCGAACGTCGAACCTCGCGACGAACGTGTCGTCGTCGACGATGAGCGAGCGGCTGATCGCCGACTCGATCCTCGTGATCCACGGCATCAGCGTGTAGGTGACGAACTCTTGGCCCTGCACCTCAAGGTCGCCGCCAGACGCGCCCTGAATGAGGTGGAGCGGCAACCTATAGATCCTCGCGATCTCTTCGGTCTGAGCGGCGCGGGTGGCATTGAACTGACTGGACTCATTTGTGAATCCAAGCTCAGTGACTTTCATGCCCCCCGTGAGGACGGCCGTCCGGTAGGCTCGCTCGCTGCCCTTGTGAAGCCTCTCCCAGTTGTCTCGCAGACGCTCGGCCGCCTCGGCGGTCAGCGTCCCCTCGGTCGTGAGGACAACGCCCGGCCGGGCACTGTTCGCCCAGAACCTCGCGGCGTGCTGCTCGCACGCACGGGCGAGCCCGATCGCCTCTCGTGCGATCTCGACAGGGACCATGCCCTTGATGCCGTCCTGCTCCGGAGTCCACCGGACGTGCATGATCTGGTCTTGTGTGTACCGCTCCAGCCGGCCGGTCTCCGGGTCGGTGTAGCTGTACCGCAGGCGGCCGTTCTCCAGACGCTCGACGTCCATCCGGCTCGGGTGAAGATTGTCGAGGGCGGAAACACTTCCGTACTTTCCGCTGCGGATCCGCGTGTAGGAGTTGCCCCACAGCGTCAGATTCATCATCACTTGCTCGAAGAACTCTGGCTTCGTCTGCCACTCGTTTGGGGCGAACGAGAGAATCTTGTAGAGCGGGATGCCCTTGACCGGCTCCTCGCTGCCGTCGTCCCTCTTCTCGTAGACGCGGATCGGAAGGCCGGAGATGGTCTCGGCAAGAATGCGGCAGCTTGCCAGCACGACAGTCGACTGAAGCGCGGTCTCCGGCGTGATGCGGACGCCAGAGTCTGTCCGCCACTTACCGAGGTACTTGTCATCCGAGAGCAGGAAGTTCTCCCACGAGATTCCTCGAACCTCGGGGTTCGCAATTCCTCGCTCCGGGGTCCACACGGTGTCGCTGAGGACGCGGTCTTCGCTGCTCATAACACCAGAATCTCCGGAGCGACAGGGGCAGGGGCAGACTCGGCGTCGCTTGCGAGTGCCAGAGCCATGATGAGCGACACGATCCCGTCGACTCGTGCCGGTGAGTGTGCGGAGGGTTTCACGACCTTGATGTATCCCTCGCTGTTTGACCGCACAGTGGCGTTCGCCGCCATCCAGTTCATGACGGGGTTGTCATTTGTCCGCAGGCGGGCCTGCGAGACTAGCGTCTCCAAAAGCTTGGTAGGGGCGTTCTGCGCGCTCGGTGTCTGGGAAAAACCTACCACGCTCACCCCCTCCGCCTGAAGTTGTTGGGACAGGTAGTGGCTGTTGTGGGGGTCGGTGGCGATCTTGCGGACTGTCTTCTCCTTGCAGAACTGGAGGATGTCCCTGCGGATGAAGTCGTAGTCGACGGTGTCCCCGGGGGTCAGGCAGACGCCGGTGGCTGGGTCTTTGAACCACTGGGTCCAAGGGACGTTCTCCTTCACGTCTCGCTTGCTGGCGTTGTCAGCCGGAATCCAGAACTTGCACAGGACGTCATAGACGTCGTCGTGGCCCTTGCTCACAGCCACGAACGCGTTCACGTCCCAAGTCTGGGCGAGGTCGAGCCCCGCGTACCAGACCCTCTGCGAGGAGTAGTCCTCGGTCATGCCAGTGCATCTCTGCCACTGGGTCAAATTCAGGAACTTGTCCTCACCCTGAACCCAAATGTTCATCCTGTATCGGAGGAAGCTCGCCAGCTTCGACTTGATCGACTCGGCCTCCTTCACGTCCGCCTTGAAGCTTTCCTCGTCCATCGTGACGCCGAACGATGGATTCGCGGCTGCCCAAATGGCTGGGCTTCGGTAGTCGTCCTCAAGAGTCGCCCCCCGGACATACGCGAAGAACTGGGGGTCGTGGCTGGGGTCCGCCATGCACTTCATGGCATGCTCGTGCTGCTCGTAGCAGATCGAGGCCCGGTCGGAGCCGGCCGTGGTAATGCTCAGGATCAGGCTCTGCGTTCGAGAAATTCCGCCGTACCTGATCGCATCGAACAGACGCCGGTCTTTGGCGGAATGAAGCTCGTCATAGCACAGGCTGTGGATATTGAGACCTTCGGCCCGGCTCGAATCGCTGGAGATCACCCGCCAGAACGAGTTGGTCGGGATGCACGCGATCGTCTTGCGACTCTCGATGACCTCCAGCCGGCTCGACAAGAGTTTCGAGGCCCGGACAAGCTCGACCATCTGCTTGAAGACGATGCCGGCCTGATCGCGGCTGGTGGCACAGCCGAAACACTCTGCGGACGGCTCGTTGTCGCAGAACGCTGTATAGAGGGAAATGCCGCTGAGTAGGGTCGATTTCCCGTTTTTCTTGGGCAGTTCGATGTACCCGACGCGAAACTTCCGCGTGTCGGTCTCGACCTTCATCCAGCCGAAGATCTCCTCGATCACGTCCTCTCGCTGCCAGTCGAGGAGTGTGAAGGGCTGGCCGGCGAAGCGGCCCTTCGAGTGAATCAAGAAGTTCTCGAAGAACCCCACCGCGTGGGTGGCTTTCTTCGCGTCGAAGTAGAAATCCAGACCCTGCTCAAGCGCCTCGGCTCTGGATATACGCTTCAAGCGGATCGGCGGGGGCAACGGCATCAGCGACCTTCAGGCTAGACCTTGCCGCCGGCGTCATGCCGAACTGTTGCTCGATCTTGAGCAAGTCCGCCGGCAGACTCTTGAACAGCGACCCCTCCGCTGTGAGTTGACTGTACCCGGTCTGCGTGATCTGAGTCATGCCATTTTCGCGGACATGCTTGACCACGTGCATCCACTGTTCGTGGATGAGGCAGTAGCGTTCGAGAGCGGACCTGTCGGCGTGAGTGAAGACGCCCATCCGGGTCAGGAGCGAAGAAAGCTCGATCCACTTGTCGATCCCGATCTCGCTCAGGGTGGCCGGCGGCGTCAGGTCGGCCGGCGGGGGCGTCGGCTCTGAATCGTTCAGGGGCCGCTGGCCGGGGTTGCCCCGGGCGATCTTGATGGCGGTCGGGATGGGGTGCCTGCCCACTGAAAAAGCCCCTACTGAAGATTTTGCGGCCGCTCACAGCGCGGCCCCGGCTGGGCCGGCAAGCGAAAAACGCCCGGAGAAACGACACTCCCCCGGGGTGGGCCCGCTTTTCCAGTATCGCGATCGCGAGGGGGGGCAGTAAAGACTCAGGGCTTGGGAAATTTCCCAAAATTAGCTTGGCAAAGCTTATTCTCGCCAAATCTTTTGCGAATGGGGGCATGCTCACTTTGTTCTCAAAAGCTTTTCTGCAAATAAGCCCACTTCTGCCCTTGCGCAACCCCTGATACCCCATCAAAATCAATCAAATCGCTTTCTCTATATAGGCGCAAATGCTTATCTCATAAGGAGATATATTCCGCGAATCCAGTTGATACCCCTGATACCCCATTTTCTGATGAAAATCCTATGGAGTGACATATAGAACATTTTTGGGGGATCTGGGGTTGCGCCTTATTCGCGCCACAGATTTTGACAATCACATGCCTGCCTGAGTCTTCCTCAGGTGGCACCTGATGCAGAGAGTCTGGAGATTGTCTTCTGAGTGGCTCCCAGAGGCCTTGAGAGGGATCTTGTGATCCACTTGGGCCTCCCACTTATCTCCACAGACTCTCCCACAATGCTGGCACTGCCAGTTATCCCTGAGCAGCACCCTGAGCCTGATCTCCTCCCACTCAGGCCCATACTTCTGGTGGAAGCTGGGGCCCTTTTTTCTCATGGAGGGCCTCTTGGGCCTGTGGAACTCAAGTCTCTTCGGCATTGCGCCACTGGGTGTAGAGGAAGCAGGCCAGAACCCCTCCTACCACTCCAAAAACGATCCCGGCAGAGTCACTCCTGCCCCCTGAGAGCATGGAGTGGATGAATCCACCAAAAACAGACCCTGCCACCCCTGTGGCGATGGTCGGGATCCAGCCCGGGGGAGTCTCGCCCTTGTAAATGGCCCTCGCGATGCCCCCCACAATCGCCCCATAGACCAGCCAACTCAAAATCGTGAACATTTTCGATCCTCCTTGATGAAGTTAGATTGTGGAGGCCTCTCTGAAGGCCTGATCCACCTGTTCCTGAGAAAGTCCAAGAGAAAAAGCGATTGATTCGAGCATCGGGTGCCGCCTCTCGCAGTAGGGGGCGAATTCCCACTCTACTTGGGCCTCTTGGCGAGCTTGCTGGTCTGGAATTGCAGCAAGTGCCGACTCGATCGCCGACAGGCCGCCCGGAATGTTTCTTACAACCCAGATTCGGATCTGTCTGGCCGTGACGCTCGCAGGCACTGACCGCTCCACAGGCAAATCGACACTCTCGTTCGTCCATCCGTCGCCAAGGGCCGACAGGATGTCGGTGGAGTTTGGCGTCCCGATTAGCGTCCATTGCGATGTCGGAGCGCCGGTGCGCTGCTCCTGCGCCGATGAGTAGGCCGCGAGGATGTAGTCGCTCTCGCTGATAGAGATGACTGTGGCGACTGCACCTTCAATGCCAGCAAACCAGATATACATTCTACGACCTGTTGTAAAAGGAACCGCTCAGTATTACGTTTTGGTTATAAGTGCTGCCCGCCCTGCCGTAGGTCCGCGCCTGCGTGCCGCTGTACGCGCAGATAATCATGCGACCATCCATCAAAAGCGATGCACCTAGCACAGCGTTTGCCCCCGGAAGTGTGCCTGCGGCCAGCGTCACCGTGTCCGTGACTGGATCATAGATTCGCAACGAGGTCGCGTTGAACGGCGTCATCAGTATGCGACCGTCAGGCATCAGCACGCCATAAGCGAAGGAATTGCTGGCGGGGAATGTCGCAGGGCCAGCCAACGTCACTCTGTCTGCGTATGGGTCATAGATTCGTATCTGCGTGGCGCTGAGTGGAACGCATAGCACCCTGCCATCAGCCATCAGTACGCAGCCTGCGTAAGCGTTAGAGCCCGGGAATGAGCTTGCTGGTCCGGCGGCGTAGACAGTGTTGTTGGTCGGGTCAAAGATCCTCGCCTGCGTTGCCGAGCGAGGGCAGACAAACACGCGACCGTCAAGCATCAGCGCGCAACCCTGCCAATCGTTTGCGCCTGCGGAGAACGTGCCGTAGCTGGAAACTGTGTCATTACGCGGATCGTAGACTCGCGCCACCGAGGTTGCAGACCCAGTGACTGGCGCGGGCGAGCAAAACACGCGCCCGTCTCGGAGGAGCACGCCATTATTGTGCGAACTAGGAAACGAGCCTGCTGGACCGACGAGGCTGACAGTATCCGTGCGTGGATCGTAGACTCGCGCCTGAGTTGCGCCGATGTTTGGGACGCAAAACACGCGACCGTCCTGCATCAGTACGCCGCCGGCGTAAGCGGTAGAGCCCGGGAATGAGCTTGCTGGTCCGGCTGTCGATACCGTATTTGTCCGTGGATTGTATATTCTCGCCTGCGTAGCGTTTCGCGGTGGGAAGAACACACTGCCGTCGGGCAGCGTGACGCCGCCTTGATGCGCTGCCGCCGTACCGGGGAATGACCCGCCGGCAAGAGATAGCGTATCCGTGACTCTCGCGGACGACGCGATGCCGAATCTGATGGCGGCAGCGTAGCGAGACAAATCCGCAGAACTCTGCCAATCGGGCAAGCCGGAACTGGATCGCGGCCCGTCCGACGGCTGCGGTGATACAGCCGGCATCGCCACGGCTGCCGATGAGCCAAAGATGCCAGCGTTCATTAGAGATCAGCGCCAAGGGCCGTGACGTGCGTGGCCTGCGAAACGCTTGTCGTCGCTCGCAGCGACCATGACGCGGACGGCAGAATCAGGTTGTTGTAGACGACTGACACGCGCGTCTGCTGCACGGTTGACGATCCTGTGGCTGCGGCCACGGTCACTTCGTCGAAGATGTAATACGTGGTTGTGGAACTGTCGTACAGGAAAAGCCGCACAATCGCCGCCGCGCTTGTGGCCGCACATTTGACCACCACCTCAGCGATCCTTGTGCCGGCGGCCACGCCCGTCAGCACAGTGCCGACGTTGCTGGGGGCGGTGTACGACGAGTCTGCGGTGGCGATGCTGACCGCTCCAACTCTTGGAGTTACTGCGAATGCTGGTGATGTTGCCATTGCTGCTCCTACCTAAAGGTCTGCCAGAGGTACATGCGTGCGGCTGCGTTCGCGCCGGCCGCGAGGTCGCTTATCTGCGAGACGGCGACTGTCACAGGGTCCGATCCGCTCGCGCCGTGCGTCGTTGAGTGTCCCGCCACGTTGCCTGTCAACTCCCACGCATAGCCCGACCATGTGTACAGACGGCCGTTCTGAGACGACGTTTGGCCGACAGTCGGCGAGGATGGGAATGAGAGTGCCATGATCAGTTATCCGGAAAGGCCGCCGTCGGGACCGTGAGCGTGCTGGCGCTGTATCTCGCTACGCCGCGAGTGACACGCACCTCGTCTATGTAGCCGTCGATGTTGTTGGATGCACCGTCGCAGAATGCGCCGATTGTTCCGCCGGCGGCAGTGTCGTCGTAAGAGGACGTTGTGGACGCAACTTGCGACCCGTCGACGTACATGCGAGTGGTTCCACTCGCACGCGACAGCGCAACGTGCGACCACTGCGACAGCGGGATAATCGCGCTGCTTGTCGACATGATGTTTGACCCGTTGTGGAAAACGTACACTGTCCCTCCGCTGACGAGATACCAGATGAAACCATTGAATCGCGAGCCCGATCCGCCAATCGGCGTCGACTCCCACAGCCCCGCCGTCGCGTAGGAGTTGAGCCTCAGCCACATTTCGATCGTGAAGTCTCCTGTGCCCATCGTCAGCGTGCTGCCGCTGCCAAACGACAGGTAGTCGCCGCCGCCAACAGACAGCCATGACTTTGATCCAAACCGTGACTGCGCCGTCGACTGCGTTGAGTTGCCAAACGCCGTGATCGATCTGCCGACCGATGACGAGTCGGTGAATGTTGCGCCCGAGCCCTCCATGTGCATCAGCAGCGCGACGCTGGAGAAATTCGGGTCACCAACCGTTGGCGTGATAGCCGAAGACGCAGAACTGTAGCTTCCCGTGCCGATCCCGTTCACGGCCGCCACTCTAAAAGTCACAGCCGTGCCGTTCGACAACCCAGTCACCGTCGCACTCGTCGCCGTGCTAGTGCCGTCCGAAAACGTCGTCCATGTGCTGCCGCTGTTCGTCGAATACTGGATTAGGTAGTCCGTGATCGGCGTCTGCGACAGCACGGTCGGGGCAGACCAACTCACCGTTGCCTGCGCGTTGCCGGCGCTGGCTGTGACGCTTGTCGGGGCCGGCGGGAGCAGGAGATCGAATCGGGAGTCATAGGAAGATACTGCACCGACCTCCACCCACACCGAGTTCGTCGAGTCCCACCTGTACAGCCTCGAAGTATCGGTGACGATGTACAGCCGCCCTGCGGTCCCCGGGTTGGGCAGGCTGGATGCCGCCGCAACCTCATAGATCTCAGCCGTGCCGGATCCGCCACCCCCGCTCGTAGCAAGCGCCGTGACGACACCAGACGCGTTGCGATAGAACAGCTTGCCATCTGCCTCGTTGATGGCAATCTGTCCGCTCACGAGTGACGCTGGGGTCGCCCCTGCGGTCGTGCTTCGGAGGATACGGATCGTGTTTGGCATTAGGAGAACGTGCCCCCGTCAATCTCTGACGAGGGGCTGAGATAATCGGTTCCTTCGACCGCCGCCGACACACTTCCGCCGCCGGCGCCCTTCAGGAGCCCCGTCGCCGTGATCGCGGCCTGATAGTCAGTGCCAGCCGTTGCCGCAGAGATCGAGCCGCTGCCGGCCCCCTTGAGGATCCCCGTGGCGCTGATCTGAGACTGGGCGTCAGTGATCCCATACCCGGCGAGCGTCGTCGGGTTCGTGCCGGACGTCACGCGGCCATACGTGTCCACAGTGACAGACTTGTAGGTCGAGGCCGACACGCCAGTGGTGGCAAGGTCGATCGAGTCTGCGTTGACCACGATGCGGCCAGAGTCGGCAGTAGCCACATCCAGAGTATTGCCAGTCTTCGTCATTCCGGCCCCGGCCGTGATCTGGCCGGCGCCGGAGAACTGAGCGAACGTCAGGGCAGTCGTGCCAAGAGTGATGGGCTGATTCGTCGAGAGAACCCATCCCGAGTCCGCCCCCGCAGACCCTTCCTCCACGAACGTGAACAACCCGCCCGTCACCTCGGTGCTGCTATCAGCATCGGTGGCACGAGACCACGAGCCAGCGGCCACGACGTAGATGCCGTTCTCGGATCCGGTCGTCTGGTTCTTGACCAGCACGCGATCGCCAGCAATGACGGACACGCCGTCGATCGTCTGCGTGCCAGAGAGAGTGATGTTCGCAGTCGTGGCGACACGCACAGACGCCTTCACGTCGAGCCCAGTGCGAGCAGCGTCGGCGTAGGCCTTGGTGCAGGCATCCTGTGGGTTGACAGGATCGGCGAGGTTCGTGATCGTCTGCGAGTTCATCGACACCGACGACGTCGGTGAAGCAAACTGATCGAGGCGATAGCCCTGAGCAGTCGTCGCGAAATCGCTGATCTTCGAGGCAGTCAGCGAAGGGATGTCGCCGGCCACGAGTGCCCGGAACGTCGGCGCAGCGTCAGATCCTGTCGTCGGGCCAGCCCAGACATAGTTCGCGGTCTGGCTGGCAAGACTTGCCGAGAGCGTGCCCGAGCCCGTCACGGGCGAGCCAGACACCGAGAAGATTCCGGGCAGCGACAGGCCGACGCTCGTGACCGTGCCGGTGTAAGTCTCGCTCGTCAGGTAGCCCTGAGACTTCACGTAGGCCGTGGTGGCGACCTTGGTGCTGTTGTCGCTGGAGGACTGGGTCGTAGCAGAGGCCGACGATCCGAGATTCACAGTGCCGCTGAACGTATACGTGCCGGCGGCGGTCTGCGTGAGGCCGCTCGAAAGGCCGAGGAACGCACCCGTTCCGCCAACATCGATCACGCTAGTTGCTGAACCATTCTGCCCAGCGGTGCCAGTGCCGTAGACCAAGATCGCCGAACCCTCGATGAACGCAAGCTCCGCATTCGCGAGGGAGGAGGGACGGTTCGACGTCGTGGTTCTCTTTATCCTGATCGTATTTGGCACGGCTAAAACCCTCCTTGACTAACACATACAAGAGCGAGGAAGACGAGAAAGTTCCCGCCGTCCGTAATAACACTCTGATTCACATTGACCCAACGGCTTGCCGAGGACGAGTACCTCAGGAGGTCGTTGTTGGATAGGTTGGTGAGCGTCACGTCTTGGGCGTTCCCGATGGAGACCACGCCGGTCGGGCCCGGTGGCCCCTGCGGCCCAACGCCGCCAGAGGCCGTCGACGAGACTGCCGGAGACTGAACCACGGCGGCCGAAATGCCACCAGACGAGCTAACGCTCGCGACGATCGGCTGAGAGACGACAGTGGCTTTCACGAGCGCACCTCGACGATCCCTGTCAGGTATGTCCTTTGAACGTCGCCAGTCTGGGTGACGATCATGCGCCAATTATAAGTGCCTACAGGCAGAGCCGAAGTCTGCGACTCCGTCAGAGAGATCCCGATTTTGCCGGTGGCTGCGTTGTCGATCGTGGTCGTCAGTGGCATCACGACGCTTCCCGTGACCGCCGACACGATGCTCGAAACGACGCTCACGCCGGTCATGTCCACGTCGAAGTCGATCTGCGTCCCGAATTGGTCAGACCTCCGGAAGCTCAAGTTCAGGGCACCGGGAAGCTGTGTGTACGTGTTGGACATGATTACCCCTTGAATTCCCGCATCTGTTGACGAATAGACGTGTCAAGCTCCCACTCGGCGTGGCTGAACGAACGCGGGAACGGAACCCCACGCGGCGGCTCGCTGCCGACGAAGTGTGCGAGGAGACGCCACTTCGTCGCGTCGTCGTCGTCCATGTCGAGGATCAGGAGCCTGTCCGGGCACTCAAGGAACGAACTGAGGACGAAGTCCACGTGGCCCTCTACGTGCTGGACAAACCCTGAGTACGTTGTGATGTCCTGATCGCGAGCGACGTCTGGCTGGGCGAGCAGCATCCGGCACCACGACAGAGCGCACTTGTGCGGCTGCCTGTAGGTCACGACGAACTTTGAGTCCGGATATGAGTCTCGCACTGCCGGCCATAGCTCAGACATGGGCCAGTCGACGATCGCGTCGATCCCGACGATCCCGTCGAGAGGCCTGAGCCCCTCCGAAGCGTTTTTCTGAAGGGTTGCGAGAAGCTCCCGGCGGCCCTCAAACAGTTCGTGCCCCACGTGCTTGGCGGTGAGGCCGAGCAGAGACAGGGCGTCGACGAGGCTATGCCCGCCAGACTTGGACGTGCCGATGCCAAAAAGCCAAGGAGTCATCCGTCCTCCCTGCGGGACACAAAATACTCTCGAAGCCTGTTCGAGTCCTCGATCTTGTCCCACTCGATGAGGCCGTCGTACCTGTAGTGAAGCGGATACTCTCCGTCGACCATCTCTGGGAGGTAGGACGCCCGTGTCACGTACTGCCGGTTTTCCAAGTCTCCGTGCCACTGGTGAGAGACGGTGAGCCCCGGTATGTACCCGACCTTGAGGCCGGCAGCGAAGCCACGCTGCCGATAGGCCTGATAGGAGTTGCTTGACCAGAAGGCCAAGTCTTGTGGGATTTTTGTGGGCAGATCTGTGTCTGCCCATCGCTGATCAAGTGCGTAGGCAAAGCCAACATCGCCGCCGCCGACTGGATTGCGGTCGTAGAAGCCCCCCATCGCGTCGAACGCCCGTCTCGTCATGCACCACGCGAATCCGGGGTGGTACTTGTCTGCCACTGGCTCGACGCCTGTAGCTAGTGCCATCGCGGAACTCTTCCTATACACGGAAGCCCCGCCCTCTTTATCGAGATAGACTCCGTCCTCAAAAGGCTGAATCACGTCGTACTCGTCGAGAAGGCGGCTGGCCTCGTGAATCCATCCCGGCGTGTGGAAAACGACGTCGGAGTCGATGAAAACTAGCTTGTCATGCGGAAGCATCGAGGCGGCGATGTTCCACAGGTTCTCTTTCCAGAAAACGGCGTGGTCGCTGTAGAAGACAGACTCTGTGATGCAGCCAACTCCAGCCCGAAGCGAGATCGGCTTCTGGTCGTGGCGGCAGACTTGAATGAAGCAAGACTGAGTTCTGGCGACGGCAAGGTCGTTGAGCGTCCTGAGCAAGTGCTGCTCGGGAAGCGAGTATCCGCACGGAGAGTAGTAGGCGACGACGACGCCGACGTCATCCTTCATGCGTTCACCGTTAGGGTCGCCGAGGCTGTGTATGTCGTGGCTGTGCCATTGCTGACGGCACAGCGGACCTTCGTGCCGCTGTTTGACGTTTGCTGATCATTGAGAGTCAGTGTCGAGCCTGTCGCGCCTGAGATGTCGGACCAAGTAGTTCCGCCGTCGGTCGACCTCTGCCAGCGATACGTGAGCGAGCCAGACTCTGTAGTGGCCGAGCAACTGAACGAGGCAGAGCCACTCCCGCCAGACGTCGACAGCGTGGCGGTGATCTTGTAGGAGGCCGGGTTCTGGCTCCATGCGTTGGGGATGTACAGGTCATCGCCGTCCGTGGCGTGCTGCCCGAAGAACGAGCGGTTGGAGGGCGTGAAAACCACGTCCCATACAATCCCGTCGGGGCTGACAGCGGCGAACTGGTTGTTCGAGGGGAAAGCGAAGAACCTGTTCACGCTCCCGCCGATAAACACAACCTTCTGCCAAGTCTCGATAGTCGGCAGGACTCCGCTACGAAGGGTCCATGTCGAGCCATTGTCGGACGACGTCGCGACGCTTTGGGTGGCTCCGGCACTCAGGTTGAGTTCGTAAGGCTGGAACACGCCGCCGTTCGTCGTTTGGGCTCCGGCACCTACTCCGACAGCGACAATCTTGCCGTTCCCGGCAGCCATCGAGATCCATTCACCGGAAGGAAGGCTCGTGCCAGTCCACGACAGCCCAGTCGTGCTGTACCAGCCACGGCCGCCAGTGGCGATGGCGACGAAGCGTCCGTTCTCGTAGATGATATCGTGTATTGCCGTGGACTCTGGGAACGTCACCGCAGACCACGAAGCGCCGTTCAGCGTGTAAGCAAGAGGGACGGGATCGCTCGTGCGGACATGCGTCGGCTGGCCTCCGCCATACTGTGACTGGCTTTCGTAGCCAGTCATCAACGCCGCGACGACCATGTTGGACTTGGCCGCCAGCTTCGAGACGCCGATAACTCCCGAAACCGTCCCCAGACTTCCAAAGGGGTGCGACGTCCATTGGCTGTGCAGGCTTGTCGGCGAAGAAGCCGCCACGACTGCCGCCGACTCCGTCGTGAGCGAAGTCTTGATGACGTTTGGAGTCACCTCAATGCTGCGAAAGATTGACTTCGCAGCCACGATCACGCTGGAGTTTCCCGCCACGTGCCTGTACGGCATGCTCTGATAGACAGGAGTCCACTGGTTGCCTTCATATGTGTATTCCCACGTGTCGCTCGTCGCCGCGTTTGTGAGCGTCCCGTTTCCGGAGTTTGTGGAGTACGGGCCAGTCCAAGCTTGACTTCCAACCTTGATGTAGAAGCCATTCGCGTACTTTCGCGACATGGCATAGATCAGTTCGCCATTGTTGTAGAAAGACGCGCAGTTGCCGCTGTCCGTCGGGTTGGACGAGGACTGTAGGGTGCTGGCGACTGAGAGAGAAGCCGACCCGTTTCCGGCCGTGATCGTCGTGGACGTCGGCTGAACTGTGATGACGATGCCGCCGACTGCCGTGCCATACGAGACAAGCTCGACACGCTTCCAAGTGTTTGTCGCCACGCACGCGTAGAGGTATGTGGTGTCGACTGCAAGCTGTCCGACAGACCCAGACGCCGTGTTCGTCGTCGGAGCGGCCGTGAGAGTCGTCGCGAGGTCGATCGCCGACTGGAGCCCGCTCACGTCGGCGATCGCGTGAGTGTGCGAGACGGCAGCCTTCGCGTCGAGCAGGCTCTGGAGACCCGTCACCGCACTGACGGTGTGCGTGTGGGACGTTGCCGCCTTGCCGTCGAGGGCCGACTGAACGGCCGAGAGTGCCCTCGAACTCGTGAAGTACAGGTTCGTCGAGCCCTCGGTCAGGGCGTCGGTCGTCCCGGGCGACGGCACGATCTCGACGTAGGCCGAACCTGACCATCTGTAGGCCTTGTTGGTCGAGGTAGCGACGTAAATCTTGCCAGTCTCGCCAGTCGCAGGGAAACCAGACTGAGCCGAGTATTCGAGGACGTCGTCGACGTAGCTGGGAAGCTGCGACGACGGCACGAGTCCGTTCACGAGAGTCGCGTAGCTGCCAGACGCCTGCTTGCCGTCGAGCGCTGTCTGGAGTCCAGTCACGTCGGAGACGACGTGCGAGTGAGCGGTGGACGCCTTCGCCGCCAAGGCTGCCGTCAGTCCAGAGACGTCCGCGATCGCGTGGGTATGCGTCGAGGCGGCGTAAGAGCCAGAGACTTGCTTGCTGTCGAGCGCCGCCTGAAGTCCCGTGACGTCCCCAACGATGTGCGTGTGGGCGGCGTTCGCGGCCGAGACGTCTTGCAAGGTGAGGACGACGTTGCCAGTCCTGCCCTGCACCGTCAAGACCGGAGGGTCCGACGCACTGATCGTGTACGAGCCGCTCGTCGTGCTGATCGCGATGTTCTTGCCCGCCGCGATCGGATTGACGCCGACAAGCTGCGTGAGGGCCGTGTTGTAGACGGCGGCCGGGCCGATGCCGCCACCGATCGTCAGAGTGACGCCGGGCTCGGCACCAGTGACGGCGATGTCGATCGGGCTGAGCGTGACATTGACCTCGACCATCTCACGGGTCTCCCACTGTGACCTTGCCGCTCAGGACGGTTCTCGTGATGACGCCCGGCGCGACCCACCGCAGATACCAGCGAAGCTTGTCCTGAGGGTTCAACGAGAGCGTCTGAGACTCTTGGAGAGAGAGGTTGATCTGCCCCGAAGCGAGATTGACGCTCGTGATCGTGAAGCTCAGCACGTCTTCTGTTCCGGTGACGACGCCGTTGCTCACGCTCGTCACCCTGTAGATCTTCGAGGTGAACTCGTAGCCGGTCAGTGGGATCGACGCATCGACGAGGATTCCAAACTCGTCGCCTCGAACGAACGACAAATCGAGTGTCTGCGGAAGGACTGCGTACTCAGCCAAGAGTCACTACTCCTTCGCAAACGAGGCGTAGGCGACAGAGACGGCGGCAGCCGCCTTCGGAGCCTCCCGCTCCAGTGCGGAAGGATCTGCGGAGAGCCACGTCAAAAATGAGAGAATCCATGCCCACATGCGTCACCACCCTTCGCCGTGATTCAGGACTTGATGCCCATCGGCGTCGACGCGAGCGTGAACGAGCCTCGCCTGCTGGTCTTGCTGGGGCGGCTTCTCGGCGACGAGCATCACCCACAGGAATCCCTTGGCGATCCTCGCAATGAATCGCAGGACAGGACGCTCTGGCGTCTTCGGGCGAAGCGGCGACGCCGGTGACGCTGCGAGCCACCAGCCAAACGCCAGACACACGACGCCGGCCATGAGTGCGTATCTGTAGTGCTGCTTCATCGCTGCTCCCCGGGTTGTAGCCATGCGCCGTGGTCGAGTTCGCGATATGCGAATCCGTTGACGCCACCGATCGCGAACGAGTCGCCCTGCGAGAGGATTGCTTCCGCCTCTTCGCGAGTCATCCAGAAAGAGCCGTCAGGTTGATCAGGGGGAAGCTTTGGGCCCCGCACCCAAGTTGCTCCCCACGAGTTGACGCACAAAGCACCGTCGCGAGGGTTCTTCATCCCATTCTCTGCGGCGTTGGCGGCGTGGCGGGTCGCCACCAGCGCCATGCAGTGCCCCCAATGCCCACCGCGTGGGAGGTGGCCGTCCTCGTCCCTGACGTTCGTCGCAGCGAATCCCACGTCCGAACATATGGGCACGCAATAACCTGACTCGATCGCCGCACAAAGCTCGTCCCACGTCTTCACTTGGGCGACCGCACGTGCCGTGTGCTTGTTCGCCTCCTTGGCGAGGTCGAGCGGGACTCCAGAGTTGCCCCACTGGCGAGACAGAGGGATCGAGTACGTCGTCAGGTCGACGCTTCCGTACTTTTGCTTGTACAGAATCCCGCCGATGCCGGGCTGCTTGCACTTGCCGGAGACCCACCTCGCGGCGGCGGCTCCATAACTTCCATCAGAAAACCCCGCATTGGTCACGGGAGGAATTCTTCCGGACGTCCGACTTCCGCCGTAAATGCTGGAAGTGTCGCACTCCAGCGGAGGATTCGGCAGAACGCCAGTCTCGTGATCCACGCACTGACCTATGTACGCCCCCAAGGCCCACCCGAATGACACGCACGTCCCGGCGTTGCCCTGATTCCACGCGGAGAACGGAGTTCCGTACACCGTGCGGTGACACTTGTCGGCGTATCGGTAGAGGTACGTGTCCTTGCCCTTAGCCTTCGCGATCGCCTCCGCACCGGCCTGAGCGAACGTCGGCTCTTTCAGTTCGCCGAGAAACTCTCGCGTGGCCGTCGGATTCGGTTGATAGCCGAAGTTGTTGTCGATCCCTTGCGCAGCCTTGTACGTCAGGAACTGAACGACCGCGCCGAGGAACGACGCGACGACGACGAACGCAAGGGCGGAGACTGTGATCCTACTTCGTGGCATCTGCGGCGGCCCTTGAGATGTCGTGCATGGCAGAGACCCACTTCGCACGTTCCTGCGGCGTCACTGGGCCACCGTCTGTTCCGAGAGTCTCTTCGAGGTACGCGCGGATAGCAGCGACAACCTTGGGCTGCCGCTGCCCGATGCTCTCTCCACGGCAGCGAAGCTCGCGTGCGGCAATGCGGAGGTCGTCGAAAGCGACGCCTGTCTTCAGCCGAGGCTCTGCGAGAGTCCCGTCGTGCTGGATGCAGTCGCCGACCTCTTCCGTGAGGGAAGACACGATCGCAGCGTCATCCGCTGCCGTAGGCCCCATGAAAAGACCCTTCAGTACGAGACCGGCCGGCGGCTGCGGGATCGGAGAAACACCGTCCGAGTCTCGGCCGCTCGCCGCCCACATGAGCAACGCAACGGCGACGAGGACGCCGGCTGCGATCTGACGTTGAATCAAAGTCATTCCTTGTCGCTCCCAGCCACGAGACACAGGGTGAGGTCGTTGATCGCCGCGATCGCCTTGTCGTCGAGAGTCGCAGTCGCGATGAGGCGGCTGCGGACCTCCGCGAGGCTCTCGATCGCGACCATGTAGCTCGGCGACTTGCGTGGCAGCGGGATCGACGGCACGGCCGTCGAAGGCAGCGGCTGGCTCTTCGCGACGTTCTTCTGCTCAGGCCAGAGCAGCATGACAAGGGCGGCGGCGAGGATGCAGAGGTAGATCACGTGGAGGCCCTCACGAGCGGTAGGAGAGACTGGACAACGCCGCCGGCCGCAAGCAGCACGACGGATCGGATGGCTGGGCGAAGAATGACCCAGAAAGGCAGGGCGTACATCGGCACGCATTTGTCGGCGACGGCGTCGAACAGGCTCGCGACGGCCGCGACAGCCCACAACTTCTTCTGTTCGCCGTCGGCCGGGATCGAGTCCAGCGCGGCCACGGCAAGTCTCAGAAGAGACGTCGCAAGCTCAGCGAAATCAGCGACAGACAGGCCGTCCGAGGCCAATTCTCTGGCGCGAGCGACGTAGGCCGAGACCTTCTCGGCGAGGCCCGGCTCTTGGTTCGCGGCGGCAATAGCTGGCTCAGATACGGTCACTCGTCACCTCCAAGCCCGGCCCATGCAATGCGATCGAAGCACTTCACGACCTTCCGACGTACATCGTGCGTGATGCGGCCGAAAAGCGGGCTTTCGGGCGATGCGACGATGGCGCTCATCATGGCCGACGTCACCTCCTCGTCGATCGCCGGGAACAGGGCCGGGCACGCCGTGTGGATGCCGTTCTTCGTGAATCGTTTGACCGACTTGTGGATCTGGATCACGTCGTCGACGGTCGTGACCGCAGGCTCGTCGAGAATCCCGTCCGCCTCGATGGCTTGGGCCGTGGACTCATAGACGCTCTTCACGAGCAGCCTGTCGGAGATCAACATGCCCCTGAGAATCTTCTCAAGTCTCGCCATCGGTGGCCCACTGGAGGAAACGCTCTCCCTCCGGAGATAGGAGGATCGAGAGCAGGCAGTCCTTGAGACCGTCGCTGAGGGTGGTTTCGGCCTTGTTTTCCAGCCATTCGACGGCCTGCGAGAAGATCTCTGCCTTCTCTCGACGGTCGGTGGCTGCGAGGAAAAGCCGCGCATAGACGTACAGCGGACCCATGCAGGCTCTCCTCGCATCCAGACTACACGGGGTCGCCGATCACCCGGAAGTGTCGACCAGACCCTCTAAAAATGTGGACGTCGCGTCCTCAGAGTCAGGCGACACCCGGAACACAGCCTCGGGGATGACCCTTGACGAGGCGGGCTCGGAGCGGGGGATGCCGCCGACGCGACGCTTCTCGCGTTCCTCGTCGGTCCAGCCGGCCTGAAAAGCTAGGCAGGCAGCCTGAATTTCGGCCGTCGTCGGCAAGTACGCCTTGCGATGCCCGGTCTTCGAGTTGTGCCACGACTCGCGTCGCGGCAACCCAAGAGACTTGCGAGTCGTGTCGCAGCGGTCAGCCGAGATC